GTAAAATACTCTCCGTGTTCGCCTGATCCACCATCCATTCTTAAAAAAAGAGAAAGATCCGCGCCGCTACGCACCGCGTCAATCATGGTTTTATCTTGGAAATACATCGTAAACGATCCGCTAATTGCCACTGTGCCAATAAACACATCAGGTGCGTATTTCGCGCCCAGTACCGCCTCACTCGACGCATTCAAATCAATGTCCATCTTCAAACCAGTAACTAACGCTGCTTTGGTTTTGTTAACCATCAGCTGCCCATTTACACCTGCAACCTTAGCTGATTGAGTCACTTCCTGCGCACCAGTAAAATATGCAGTTTGACTCTCCTCGCCTTTTTGTCCTAAAAAGGTGACCGCAATCGATGCTATACCATTCGGTTGAATATCTAGGCTAATTTTAGATACTCGACAACCTGTATAAATGCGACTTAATCCAATATCGGCGAAGGTGTCTTCAAGCGTAAAGGAATCAGTTGTATGGCCAGTTTCAGGAATTACGAGTAATTTACCTTGTTTTTCACCTGCCCCAGTGCCAGTTTTCTTTAATACGGGCGATTTTGCTTCTGTCCATGTTCCGCGCAATGCGGCTGCAAAAAAATCAGACCATTGACCTGCAGACAATTCACCTTTCAAGTCGCCCTCCACTTTTTCAAATCCAACAATGGATGGAGAGCGTTGCATATTTTCTCGAATTTCCTCACTTGAGAATGAATCCAAGGTTGAGTTCAGTGAGCTTTCTGTGCGAGACATCACTTTACCAATACCTTTTGCAGCACGTACTCCAAATGTTGTTTCTTTTGCAAACGTAACCTTACGTTTTACACCTTGTGCATTTGCCATATAACCTCCTAGAGTTCATAAGCGGTAAAATTGATTGTAACTGGCAACGCCAGTTTATTATCGTTTAAAAAAATACCGCCAATAAGTGGCGGTTTATGGATGATGATTTGAACGTTATCCTTAATAAAGGACTGACCGTAAAAATGCCGTCGAATAGCTGTCGCACGCTCCTCAATGGCTTTCGTGCCTAATCCTGCCTCATAAAATAACGTTAATTGCAAAAAACCCAATTCTTCAGCATGTGGCCGATCAGAGATTGCACCTGTATCGCTAGATGAAATAGTTAAGTGGAGCGTTTGATATGGTAGTTTGGGCGTATTTAAAACGCCTTCCCATGCGGTATTAAATTGTCCTAATTGGTTTAAGTGTGTTTGTAATACAGACCGAATAATTTGTTTCATCTAAAATCACCACCTACTTTTCTTTAATAACGCTTCCATTTCTTGCACAGTAATCCTCACCATGCCTTTTGGAGCCTGAATCGAAAAGCCATTGTTTGTTTTACGCCCTCCTGGTTTAGGGTATAAACCATATTCCAGCGTCAAGGCATAAGGCTTATCCGTCGCAATGTAAAGCGTATTACCAAATTTTGCATTGTTAATCACTTCATTAGAACCATTAAATACAGATGGTGCTTCTCCCACCGAGACTGTCCAACTCCGACGTAACTGCCCGCTATCGACAGGCGTTTTAGATTGCACTTTTTTAAATGTATCCAATGCGATTTTCCGTACCAACATATCTGCACGTTGCATCGTTCGTTCTCTAAAAGCATCAATTTCAGCTACAAATTTACCCATTTACTAACCTTGCCTGAAGCTTGTAATAAATCGTCATACCAGATGGTTTCAATGGCTGACAATTCACAATTTGCCAACGCTCTCCATTAACAAGGAGTACACTTAAAAGCAGCTCCTCTCTCGAAAGAGGAGATGATAGGCTTAACGTAATAGACACATCGCCTTGTTGAACTAAGCTTGCCTCACCTTTTAAAACACCAGAACTTTGGAATTGAGGAAAGTCATAGGTCAATTGGTTAAATATACAAACACCCAATAAGCGACGCTTGCGTCGAGCTGCCTCACCTGTTTTAACGTTGTAATCACTGGTAATGTTTTGTTCAATACTACATGGCACCCCAAATTCGGTTAACAAGGTCTTTGCAGTATCAGCCAACTCATCATAAAATCCCATTCTTACCCCCGTTCAAGCAATACTCTACGCATAGCTCCTTTCTCTCGAACAAACTCTCTCAACAACTGCGCCACATAACTAAATCGCTGATTCTCTACACCGTTTGCAGCTGAAGGATAAGAATACGTTACAGAAAGTTCACCAACTTTCACTGCACTTTTAAGTGCGGTTGGATTTTGAGTTAAATTTTCTTCCAAAGCTAATTCGCAGACTGCATTTTTTACTTTTACTGGCACGTCTGTATCCCCATTACGTGGGAACGCTCGTAATTGATGTTTATCGGATGGCTTTCCTAAATAGATATAGCCACTATCAATGTAATCCGATGCATTGACTAATCGGCGAGCCTTTTCTGTTGCACTTAGTGCCCCCCATATTTCTGCACTCATTCTGAGATTATGATATGCATCAGCTTCTTCTACAGAAACATAAGCGCTCATTTTTTCTCCTTATTTAGAAGAATCTTCAATTTTGTTTTGGTACAATTTCGCACAGTTATTTCCTTTTGCAATTAATGAGCAAGGGAAATAAGAACCCCCGAGTAATTCGTTACTTGGGGGTGCTTTTTTTTAGCGATATGGCTACTTGGTTTTAACCAATACGCCCGCGGTGTCTTTCAATGAAGTCGCGGTTTTACGCCAGTTGGCTGATGCCCCTAATTTGGTGTCGTCAGGGGATTTACCGCCTGCAGTCATATCCCATTCATAACCAAGAATACCTAAGTTATAAGTCCATTCTGCTTGATAAACTGCTGCGATATTTTCACCGCCTAATTTCGGTTGCATTTCGCTATTGAAATCGTTGTTACCACTTACCACGATCGCCCCTTCTTGCAAGCCTAGAGTGTTATAGGCTGAAGCGGTACTATCAACTAACGCAGGGCTATCCGTGACCACAAACAAGCGACCAAACGGATCGCGCATCACACTCACGTTATCGTAAGTAAACAAACGTTCTGCGTTAGTTAAGGCATTGTCGTACAAAGTATGTAAGGTGGTTGAATGAACAATCCACGCTTTTAATGCGCTGGAGCGGTCGCCAAATAATGCTGCCGCTTTGTTGAGCGTGCGGAAATTCGGGGCGTTTTTCTTGTCGTCTAACACTGCAGTAGTTTGCCCGCCAATCGCAGCAACCGCCCCTAAAATTGCGGTATTTAACATATCCGCTAAACGGGCTTTGGCAAGTTGTTGCCCGATTTCTACCGCAGCAAGCTCAGGGTTTTGTAATACCCAGCGATATTGTTGCGGTTCGTACTCAATCGGGTGCGTACCTGCAGCCACTTTTACTGCTACATTGAGTAATTGCTCTAGGCGTTTCGCTTGCACCGTACCACTGCCATAAGCATTACGACGACGCACTAAGCCTTGAATCGCTTTAAAGCTCGCACGAATATCAAAATCACCTTGTGTTGGCGCATTTTGCAATGTAATCACGCCACCTGAGGCTTGATTGAATTTTTCAATATCCTGATCGACAGTTTCAGTTAACGCTAAATGCGTTTGTTTGTTAAAGACTTGTAAGTCAAAAGCCATAATAAGCTCCTATGTTATGGTGCGATTGCACCGTGAATAAAAAAGGTGCAATCTCTTGCACCCGATTATGAATGTTGTTGCATATACGCAATTTTTTCTGCGTCAGTTTTGCATTCGGCAAGGGATTTAGGGGCATTGCTGCCGCCTGTTCCCGCGCCAATACCTGAACCTGATGTACCTGATGGTTTTAAAATCGCATCTTTATTTGGATACGCACCGACTAACGCCTCTAATGCTTCCTCAAAATCGGCTTTTTCGCCTGGGCGTGAACGGCTGTAAATTTCATTGCCATCGGCGAACTTCGCCACCACTTTACCTTCATCTGAAATACTGAAATGCTTACCAAAGAAGGCTTGCACCACATCAGAAGGTAAATTTAAATGTTCTGCGGCATATTTAGAGCGAGCAAACGAACCACCAATTAGTTCTGCGTGCAATTGCGATTGCAGTTTTTCAGCTTGAGATTGGAATTCTGCCAGTTGTTCATCAAAGGTTTTACGCATTTCTGCTTTCACCTTTTCCACTTCGCCCGCATCAATCAACTTCTTATCATCGAGATTTTTCACCGTTTCCAAGGCTTTGATTGCTGCTTTCGGATCGTCAATCCCCGAAAATGCCGAGAGTTTTGCCTCCGCCTGCTCTTTGGCTTCACGGTGTTTTTTCGCCTCACTGTTAAGCTCTGCGATTTTGGCTGTGGCTTTTGTGGCATCAAACGGAATTTCCTTCCCGTCTTCGTGAACATACACAGGCATCCCGTTTTCAACAACCACGTGCCCATTTTCATCAAGTTTTAATTTCATATTGGATTTCCTTCCAGTTAGTTAAGGTTGTGCCTTTTCCAAGGCGTAAAAAAACCGCCTGTAACTTTCGCTACAAGCGGTTGATAATGTTTGTTAGGTTAAGATAATAAAAATGCCATGGCCGCTAAATATTTTTCTTTACGGAGAATATCTTCTTCTTTGATTCTAGGCAATCGAGAAAGATCGGCATTATGCTGTAAGTCTGCTAATTTAACTGAACGCGCTAAAGCGTTTTGCTTAACTCTAATTAAATAATCTTGGTAGTCTTCATCTTTACGTTTTGATATAGCCAAGATGGCATTTGCGATCACATTACCAAATTGTTCTTGAATTTCATCAATACTAATTGCCGTGTCTTCCACGCTATCGTGCAACCAAGCAACAGCACGCATTTCATCTGTTGAATCGTCTAAATGTTCTACAACAAATTCCAAATGCTCTATATATGGCTTACCGGCTTTATCTTTCTGACCGTGATGCAAACATCTTGCCAATACTTCAGCTTTTTCTGCCCACATTAATGCACCTTGATAAATTGAATGGCTTCTTTTTCACTAATTTCACGATAAGCATCAAAATCGCTGACTAAGATTTTATCCGCCCAAAACGAACCAAACTTTTTATCCCAATCTTCTTTATGAGGTTCATAGGTAGCAAATGAAAGTAAATTATTACCCATACCACGAATCAATTTTTGTTGATTATCATCTAACTGAGCTAAGTAGTATTGATACATTATTTTACTCCTTTGATTTTTTGAATATCTTTTGGCGTAACTAATTTAGCACTTAATTTCTGCATTTCAATATACAATTTTTCTTTTTCTTCTTGTTCGGTATTTGGGTCGCGAAAACGTTCATAAAGCTGATGTAATTCACCATTTTTTAACGCAAAACTTTCACTTGTATGATATTGCATCTCGAAAATTACATTATCTTTCTTTACAAGAGTAGTGATGAATGTATTAATGCCTTTATAAACAGCACCGTCCTTCCAAGTGTTTTTAACAATAATTGTTTTATACCCTTGTTTTTCTAAAGCGGATTGCATTTCCCTATATTGTGTTACAAAATTTTCAGGCGAGAATATTGCTGTATAGCGAATAACATCTTTAATGTTATCTATTGCTTGTTGCTCAGAAATCCCTGCCATCATTTCAGTTTCTATTTTACGCTTCAACGAATCCATTGATTTTAAGCGATATTCGAGTCCAGCAACCTCGCCATCTACAGAAGCGATAATAGTTGTCACAGCTTTTGTGATTTTGGGTTCTATTTCAGCCGCTTGCTGATATTTTTTTGTTACATCCATAGGATTATATTCTTGCACTAAGCTAGATTTAGAGTATAGCTCTTTCAACGTCAGCGGTCTACCACTCTGATCTAACATATCCGAGAACGTAATCACGCCACGTTCCCATAAATCTGCTTTACCTTTGCCTAGAACCAGCTCTTTCTCTTCAGCCGTTTTATTGTTGAGCCAACTCTCATAATTAATCCGCTCATCCACCTGTCCATTCATTGAAGCACGGGTGCTAGTTGGCATTTCCTCCATTCCTTGCACGCCTAATTCCTCCCAGCTTTTGGTGACAAGCTGAAGAATGCTGCGACAACGTGGGTGCAACGGTGGGCGTTTGTAGGGAATGTTATGCCCGATTGGCTTTTTGTCCAAATCCCATCGTTTGCCGTCTCGCACTTGGCAGACGGTGGAGGTTCGCATATCAAGGGTGGAAAGATGCTCTTCGCCTTGCAGAATATCAAGATTGGCATCGCGCAAGGCTTCGTGGGCGGTGTCAGCTACTTTTGCGACAGCGGTAATGACTAAAGTATCCGCTGTGCGACGGCTAACGCTCATTAACTCTCGTACTTCGGTGGCAAGTTGTCCGTTTTGTTTGCCTTCGGCAACGCCTGTGCGAATAATCCCCTCAAACTTAAAGGCTAAATCGGCACGCTGTTTATTCCACCATGCTTCTAACGGTTGCCCTTCAATCACAGCAACGTTTTTAATCGCTTTAATACGTTCTTTTGGCACATCATTAAACAAATCAAAGCCGATTTCATCGTTATAAAGCTGGCTGATTTTGCTGGCTTCAAGCGATAAAAAACCGCTTAACTCTTCTTGCGTGTAAGCGGTTGTTTCTTGGTAAGTTTTTGCAATTTCCGTTTGCAGTTCTGTAAGCAGTTTATCTAGTTTCTTTGCGGACAAGCCTTCTATACCGATAGCACTGATGCGGTTAATCAGCGATTTTTGCAATGTATTTAACCGCTTGTACACCTGTTGTCGCAAGTGAGCATCATAGCGAAAATGCAAGATTTTGCGGTCGGTTAAGGCGTGGGCAATGCGTTGTCTAAGCGTTGGTTTCTGATGTTTCTTCGTTTCCAAAACTCATTCCCTCCGATTGCAGGCGTTCTTGCTCTGCGTTCCATTCTAAGCCGTCGGCTAATAAACCACGACGTTTGGCTTCGTCAAAGGTGGATTGATTCGAAATCACGCCAGCATTACGTAACTGAATCACACTTGCCATTGAAGCGGACGGGTCGAGATCGTTTTCAATGTTGCCAGAAATCTGCACGTTACCCACTTGCTCTTTGGCAATGCCAAGCCAATGCCCTGTATATTCCAAGGCTAAATCAATAGCATCTTCAAATCGGTTTGCCAGTAAACGTAGCTGGGAAATTTCTTTGCCTGCTTCATCACGGGCTTGACTGTCAGTCATTGCTAAGGCGGTTTTGGTAAGCAACTTCGCCCCTGCGGTTTTCATTTGCTCTTCCAAATCTTTCAGGCTTTCAACACCTGAAGCAATTGCGTGTCCTGAATGTTCGACAAATTGCATTGAGCTATCAACAGGTAAATGAATCGCGCTACCACCAATAGCAAGCTGTTTCACTTCATCATTAGAATAAATCGCTAACAACGGTACGCGAGCAATGTTAGTGATATTGTCCTGATCCGATTGAGACTGCCAGTGTTTTACATTCAAATACGCCAACTCCATTAAAGGCGGCTCAATGGGATTGGTGCACTCGTTACGCTTTGGGTTATATGGAACGAC